ATACCCAGGCAGTAAACCCGCTTTACAACTACCGCGGAATGCTGGAAGTCGTAGAGGACCCGACCATCAACACACTGTGCGGAGGTATGGGAAATATCATGCCATGGTTCCTGTTCGGTAATCCTTCAGACTGCGACGGAATCGAGATCGACTACCTGAATGGCCAGGAAATCCCGACGATCAGAAGAATGGAAGCTCCTGGACAGCTTGGATTTATCTGGGATATCTACCTCGATTGGGGCATCACCGTAATGGATTATCGTTCCATCGTCAAGAACCCGGGCGTCAAAGTCAGCACCAAGCTGGAACTTGCGTAAGAAAGGAGGACATAGAACATGAATAAAGCAGCATATCACCAGAGAGGTGAAACTCTTGACTATACGAATACCGGATCCGGCGCAATCGAGGCAGGCACTATTCTGACAATCGGAAAAAGGATCGGAGTAGCATCTACCCTGATCCAGCCGAAAGCGCTGGGCGCTGTGGACGTTGTTGGTGTATTCAATATGCCGAAGACATCCACAAATGCGATCACAATGGGAACACCGGTGTATTTCGACGGAACCGGAATCACAGAGACCGCATCTACAAATGTCCTGGCGGGCTACGCAGTGGCCGACGCAGCCGCAGGCGCTAAAGAAATCCTTGTAAAGATCAACGCATGAGGCTGATCGCAAAGGTTCCGATCCTGTATTTTGCACATCTGTACGAGGTCGGAGATGAACTGCCGCTTCAGGACCAGACCATGGTTGATGCGTGGCTGGAAGCAGGAACTGCAGAGAGACTGGAAGACGGTCAGCAGCAGAAAAAACCTGCGAAGCGGCCGAAAGCCAGAATGGCAACGGCCAGACCTGGACAGATCGGGATATCTACAACCGGAAACGAGGAAGACCTCGCCGGCAGAATTCCGGATTCTCCGGAGCGCCATGCATGAGCTTTAAGGACATAATCGCAGAAGATGTGCACCGAACATTCATGAACCCGGAAGAGTTCTCTGACATTCACAACCTGAATGGAGTTAATGTCCCCGTTCAGATTGACTCAAACGAGCAGATCGAGAGGGAGAAAAGATTCAACCAGCATATGGATGGAATCTACCTCAATCAGAAGCTGATCTATGTATCAGCGGAAGATTACAGGAAAGCCCCTGGGCGGTCGGGTATGCCAAAGCAGGGAACTGCACTGTCACTCGACGGAAAAATATACCGCGTGGCCGATGCAATCGACGAAGGCGGTGTGTATTCCATCACACTGGAGGCGAACAAAGCATGATCACATTTCAGGTAGACCAGGCCAGCCTGCAACATGTACAGAAAAAGCTGGGAACGATGCAGAGCAAGGCTCCGATCGTTATATCCAGAGCCCTGAACAAGACGGCGGTAAGCGCCAGGCAGAGACTGGCAAACAGAGCCCAGCAGGCATATACAGTCAAATCCGGAGGATTCAAAAAAGATATGCAGATCAAGAAGGCGTCGTCCGGAAACCTGGTGGCAGAAATCAGGTCTCAGGGCCGCCCTCTTAAGATCGCAAAGTTTAAGTATTCAGCTCCGCAGTCCGGAGCCAAGGCAGACATCACAAAGAGTGGCCTGAAAGCCCTTGTGATGGGGAACATTAAGGCATTTAAAAGAAATGGCCAGATTTTCCAGAGACGCTCTGCTGCCAGGCTGCCGATTAAGGTGCTGTCGTCCAACTCAATCCCGAAAATGATTGGAAGCGAGAAGAGGGTGTACGGCATCGTGAAGCCGAATATCGAGAGTGACCTCCGGAAATACATGGAGGCGCAGATCAAAATGCTTGTGGGGTGATTGAATGACAAGAAAAGATTTGCAGGATGCCCTGGTTAAAGAAACCAAAGAGCTCCTGAAGGACGTGTGGGCCAAGAATTCACTTGGAGAAGACGTTCAGACTCAGGTGTTCCCACAGCGCCTGCCAGTTATGACTGAAGATGAAGACGATGAAACGAAGTTATTCCCTTACGCTATCGTTCGCCTGGGAGATGCAAAGACTGCCAGAGACGAAGACACATGGCACGTCACAGTAGACTGGCTCCTGGGAGTGTATGACGACGAACGAAAAGGCCAGGGGCATCTTCATATCCTGACGATGATCGAAAGAATCACAGACCGCTTCATTGCGGAGCCCCTGTTGGATCACAGATACAGGGCAGAACAGGACATGGAAACAGTTCTTCAGGATGAAGATACCTATCCCTTCTATTTTGGAGGGGTGGAAATAACATTTTCAATACCAAAAGTAGGAAGGAGAGACGAATACGCATGAGTGCAACAGAAAAAGCTGCCACAGCTGATGAAAAGGCACCTGTGGCAGTTCAGAAGGCCCAGCCTGAGGCCGAAAATAAGGCACAGGAGCCACTTATGTACGTCGGCCCTACAATTCCTGGAATCGCCATCCAGAACACCGTATACGAGCCGATTCCGGAGGCAGCCATGGAAGCTGCAAAAGGGCTCCCGGTTTTCCTTGATCTTTTTATTCCAATCATGAAATATCCCGATGCGGAACAGCAGATCAGGAAGGGAACCGGACGATTATACAGCGCTTTCACAAAAGCACTGACACTCAAAAATAAAGGAGGAAAAGCAGAATGATTAATCATGGAATCAAGATCAGGGAAGAAGCTACTGCCCTGACCGCACCAGTTACTGGCGATTGCTCAGTGCCGGTCGTAATCGGTACTGCACCGGTAAACATGGCAGCAAACCCAGCGGCAGCAGTGAACGTCCCGATTCTGGCAAATTCTGCAGATGAAGCAATCGAAGCACTCGGATACATTGCTGATTTTAAAAATTACAGTCTTTGCCAGATGATGTACCTTACATCTAACGTGTACCAGGTTTCCCCAGTAGTTTACATTAACGTACTGGATCCGGCAAAGCACAACAAACCACTCACTGAAACAGAAGTCCAGGTCAATGACCTTCAGGCAGTGCTTGCAGTAGAAGGCGTCATTCTCGACGGCCTCTCAGTAAAAGCAGGAGCCGGCGGCACAGCCCTGGTCAAGGGAACCGACTACGATCTGGAATTCAATGAAGACGGACACCTTGTGATCAGCCTCATTGGTACCGGCGCTGGAAAGTCAGCCACATCTCTGAAAGTATCCGGAAAACAGCTTGACCCTTCCAAGGTCACAAAAGATGACATTATCGGAACATACAGCGCAGGAAAAGAGACAGGAATGCAGCTGATCAGACAGGTGTATCCGAAACTGAGCATCGTTCCAGGACTTCTGATCGCTCCGGGCTGGTCTCAGATTCCGGAAGTCGGCGTAGCTCTGGCAGCCAAGGCGGCAAACATCAATGGCGTGTTTAAAGCTCAGGCCCTCATGGATCTGGATACTGCAAAAGCAACCAAGTACACCGACTGCAAACAGGTGAAAGAAGATTCCGGATTCACATCTATATTTGGAGTCCCGATGTGGCCATGCGACAGGATCGGTGATCTGATCTTCGCAAAATCTGCAGTTATGGCTGCAAGGGTTGCATATCAGGACGCTGAGAATGGAAATGTGCCGAGCCTTTCTCCGTCAAACAAGCTGCTCGGCGTTACCGGTCAGTGTCTGGCAGATGGCACTGAGGTCATCCTGGATCAGGATCAGGGAAACACAGTCAACTCATTCGGAGTATTAACTGCCATCAACCTGAAGGGCTGGAGAAGCTGGGGTAACTACACCGGAGCATATCCGTCCAGCGGAGATGCAAAAGACATCTGGATCGCTGTGCGTAGAATGTTCAATTGGCATGGGAACACATTCATTCAGACCTACTTTGACAAAGTAGATGATCCGATGAATACAAAGCTCATCGAGAACGTGGTCGATTCTGAGAATATCCGTACCGGAGCATACGCACCAGAATACTGGGCCGGAGCTTCTATGGAGTACAGAAAAGACGATAACCCGACAACTGATATCCTGGCAGGCAAGATGACATTCAGACAGCACATTGCGCCATACACACCGGTCCAGGAGATCAACAACGTATTGAGCTACGACACAGATATGCTGGCCGCAGCACTTGGAGGTGAATAAAAAATGGCAGCAGGACTGATTATTCCTGAACTCTTGAACCATTACAACGTGTACAACGATGCACAGAAACTGATTGGTATTTCCGGAGATGTTGAGCTTCCGGATTTTGAGGCCATCACAGAAACCATCGAAGGAGCCGGAGTGCTTGGAGAAATCGAAGCAGCGGCGACAGGACAGTTTTCTTCCATGACCGTAAAAATCCCGTTCAGCGTTCTGTATGAGGATATGTTTACAATCGTGAACTCTGCATCAGGAGTACAGCTGACTCTGAGAGGCTCCATGCAGTTCATGGATCCAACCACAGGAGTCACTGATCACTATCCGATCAAAGTAGTGATCCGCGGAAAATGCAAGAAATATTCCCTCGGCAAGATGACCAAGGGCAAAAAGATGGATCCAAGTGTAGAACTTGAGATTCTTTATATCAAGATCGATGTAAACAACAAGTCAGTGGTAGAGCTGGACAAGGCGAACTTTAAGTACGCTGTCAATGGCGTCGATCTTCTCGAAAAAATCAGAAGTCAGTGCTAAATCACAGGAGGAAAGATAATGAGCAAAGAAGAAGCAACCAAAATCGTAAACATTGACAAAGCCGGGGAAGATGCGCAGGATAACGACCTTTTAGTCAAACTTACGCGTACATACAACTTCGAGGGAACAGAAATCTCCGAGGTTGACCTTAGTGGCATGGACAACCTGACAGCGAATGACATGATCAGAGCTAACAAGGTTCTTCAGAACAGCGGAACAATCACTGCGGTTCCAGAGACAAACCTGGAATACGCCATGATCATCGCGGCAAGTGCAACTGGTACCCCGGTTGAGTTCTTCAAGGGTCTGAAACCTCGCGATGCGATCAAAATCAAGACAAAGGTCACGAATTTTTTCTTCGGAGAGGAATAGACCCCAGTGATTTGTCCGACCTCCGCAAGCTGTGCCTTGCACTGGCCTTAAATCTTAAGACAGGCCTGGATTACTTCATGGGCCTGTCAATCTTTGAGCTTATAGACCTGTGTGAGGACCTTCAGGAGGTGAGCAAACAACAGTGAGCGATTACAAGATTAATATCAAGATCGCGGGCCAGTTAGAGAAATCGTTCTCTGCGGCCATGAAAGCGGCAAAAACCGGACTGAAGGGTCTGAGCACGATCGGAAAGATCGGAGCAGCAGGGCTCGGAGCTGCCGGAGCTGCCATCGCTGCAGTAACTGCGGCAAGTGTTAAGACCGGCTCAACCTTCGAGGCGGCAATGTCGTCAACTGCTGCCACTGCAGGAGCCACAGCAGAAGAATACGACAAGTTAAAAGCGGCAGCCATGCAGATGGGCCGCGAGACATCCAAGACGGCCACAGAATCAGCCCAGGCCCTCGAATACATGAGTTTGGCCGGTTGGACGGTAGATCAGTCTATCGCAGGCCTGCCATCGGTTCTGAGACTTTCAGAAGCGACCGGTCTGGATTTGGCCAGGACATCTGACCTGGTTACGGATTCCATGTCCGCCTGCGGTGTCACTGTTGGTGGCCTCGCAGATTACCTGAATATCTGTGCAAAGGCGAACAATAAATCTAACCAGACTGCAGAACAGCTCATGGAAGCCTACATCGGCGTAGGCGGAACCATGAAGAACCTCGGCGTGCCGATCACAGAGAGCGCAACGGCTCTTGGCGTAATGGCGAACAGAGGTATCAAAGGCAGCGAGGCCGGAAATGCCCTGAATGCGATCATGGTCAACCTGACATCCGGAGCCGGACAGGCGGGAACCATGATGGAGAAGTTGGGGCTCTCGGCATTTGACTCGGCCGGAAACTTCAAAGGCCTTAAGGGAACACTTACGGAGTTGAATACAAAGCTCTCCGGGATGACGCAGGAAGAACGAAACGCGGCTCTAGCGGCGATCGGCGGAAAACAGCACGTCGATGCTCTGAATGACCTCCTGCAAGGCCTGAACGCTACCACAGCAGACGGCGCCATCGAATGGGATGCCCTGGCTAATGAACTTCAGAATGCAGATGGTGCGCTGGAGGATATGGCCAAAACAAAACTGGATAACTTGAATGGCGACATGGCTATATTCCAGTCGGCATTAGAGGACACCGGTATCAAGATCTATGACAACCTGAATAAACCTCTCCGCGCGGCCGTACAGTACGGAACGCAAGAGATTTATAAACTGTCAGATGCGCTCGTATCCGGAGGCTTCTCTGGATTCGTTGGAGAAATAGGATCAGTTCTGGCAGATGGAATCGTTCAGATTTCAGCCTATGGTCCGAAAGTGGTCAACATGGCCACTGCATTAACAACGAGCTTTCTGACGGGAATCCGGAATAATGCTGGAGCCATTGGAGATGGAGCCGCTGAGATCGGCGCCTCGTTTGTTTCCGGAATCATCCGGATTGTGCCAAGGGTTCTACAGACAGGAACGCAGCTCCTGGATGAATTTCTGAAGGGAGTAGACACCAGGCTGCCGGAGCTTATGACGTTAGCAACTAAGGTCGTTGAGCAGTTCAGCAGCGGAATCACGTCTCAACTGCCAAGTATCGCAAGTTCAGCCGTAAGCATAGCGACAACGCTGGCCCAGGGTCTGGGAGATTTTGTCCCGGCACTGATCACAGCCGGAGCAGATGCTATCGTGGCCATTGCGGACGGACTGGCGGGCGGTTCTCCGGAGCTGATCACAGCAACGGAAGAAGCTATCAGCAAGATCATGGATGCGGTCGTTCAGGCGGCTCCGAAATTACTGCAGGCAGGGCTCACGCTCGCGCAGTCGATCGGAAAAGGACTGATGGACGGAGTAAGTAACTTCTTCACAGACCTCGGAAACGGAAATGCCAGTCTCTCACAGGGCGTGGCTGCATTTGCACCACTACTTCTGATCGGAGGCAAGATCGCGCCGGTATTCAAAAAAGCAACTGATGCAGTGAAAGCATTCTCGCCAACATTAAAAGGGCTCGGTTCCAAGGCTGGAACGGCCTTCCAGGTACTGGCAAACTTCCCGTCAATCGCAAAGCAGTTCGTTATTGATTCAGGAGGAATGAAGAACGCGATCGCATCGATCGCAAAAGGCGGCCTGAGTAAGATCGGCGGTATGTTTAAAGCAATCGCATCGCCAGCAGGAATCGCAGTAGCAGCCATCGCGGTATTAACTGCAGCATTCCTGCATCTATGGAACACAAACGAAGGATTCCGGAGCGCAATCTCAGGAATCTGGAGCCAGATAACCAGCACGATAAGCAGTTTCGGACAGAGCATCGTCTCGTCGCTGAATGGCTTAGGCTTTAACTTTCAGAATATCACCCAGGTACTCTCCGCGGCATGGAATGGATTCTGCAGCTTGCTGGCCCCGGTTTTTGTCGGAGCTTTTCAGCTGATTGCAGATACCATCCAGGCAGTAACCGGAGTTATATCCGGAATCATTCAGACAATCGCTTCGATCATTCGTGGAGATTGGTCAGGAGCAATGCAGGGAATTCAGACGATCACGTCGTCCGTTTGGAATTTCATTCTGAACATAATCAACACAATCGGTTCAACGATTTGTGGTGTGATCAACGCATTCCTGAGTCTGATCGGAGTTGACTGGCAGGTATCCTGGGACAGTATCAAGAACGTAGCGAGCAACGTATGGTCTGGAATTCAGTCCGTTATTCAAGGCGGCCTGTCAATAATCCAGGGCATCATATCGGTTGTGATGGACGTGATCCATGGGAACTGGTCCGGAGCCTGGGAGACAATCAAGGACGCAGCGTCTGCTGCTGCCGGTGCGCTTCCTGGTTTGGTAAGCAGCGGATTAAACCTGATGCAGTCCGTAATCACTGGAATCGGAAGTACCCTGGGGTCCCTTCTGGATTCAGGATGGGAGCTTCTGAAATCGGCGGCTTTCGCAGCTGTAGACGCGCTGCCTGGGTTGGTATCCGGAGGGCTGAGCGCTCTCGGAA